TGCCACTCCCGCGCGAAAAAGAACAAGAAGATGATAAAAGACCCGTCGTGCATGGCTCCGCACATTCCCGTGGAGGAGCTCGACGCTATGGTGGAGGCGAAGGTGCTGCATCTTGCGTCCGATCCGACGCAGGTCGACGAGATTGTAAAAAAAAGAGCCGCCATGGCTGGCAGCTCTGTCGCTGGTCCCAAGTCCGGGGAGTTTGAGCGTCTGACGGAAGAAATAAACAGGCTCATGGACTTGCTCCAGCACGACGCACTTGCATCTGTTTCCGAGGTCGCTGATAGAATAGGGCAGGCTCACGCCGAAAGAATGAAGGTTGCGCCCGAAGTTCGGGTGGATGTGCCGAAGCAATACGATGTAAACGGTTTGAGGTCCGTGCTCCGTGATGTTGCGTTCGGATGGAATGATGCGGATATTCGAGGTCGACGGGTTCTACTCTTTCAGCTGGTGGACAGCATACATATCAATGGCGGGGATGTGCGCATTGAGTGGTCGTTGTAAGGAGGATAGGTATTAATAATTTTGGTACAATTCGATTTTATCACACAAAAGCACATATGTTCGATGGTAATTGTCGGTAAAATAAGAAAAAACACACGATTTCGTGTGTTTTTCTTTACGTTCGCAGGATTTTTATTTATCAAGTCCGAGCTCACGGATTTTCTTTTGTACAAAGTCTGCAAAGGCGATATTGGCGAATTCTTTCTGCTGACCGCGCTTGGTGACCAGCGAGCTGAAGGCGTCGGCTATATCCTCGCGGATGTAGATGGTCATCTTGACGTATCCGTCATTTTCACCCTTGGTCTCCTGCTCCTGGCGTTCGCGCAGCTTCCGGGCGATCTCAGCGAAGTTCGGTTCTCCGTCAGATGTATGGGTCAGCTGGTCGATGAGGCTGCTGTCTGTGCTCCCCGTCTTCTTTGCTGCTTCCTCTCTTTCACGCTTCATGCGCTCAAGACGCTCTTGCGTTGTCTCTTTCTTTTCTTTGCTCATGGTCTTGCCTCCTTATGGTTCATTCTCGCTATCATTTCCTCCACGAGGGAGAAATAGTCCTCCATGGCGGGTTCGTTTAGGTTGATTCCTGTTGCGGATATTTCTTTGATTTTGACACGTCGATGGATGGCCGTGTCTATGACGAGCTCCCCGTACTCGGCGCGGAGCCCGGCAGCAACGTCCCGCTCGTATCGGGTCTCCCTACCGTCCTTCATGGTGAGGAGGATGCCCGTTATCTCGGCGTTCGTGTGACCTTCCTCTCGCGTGGCATCGACGAATTCAACGAAGCGCACCAACGCATCGAGCGCCAGGTCTCCCATGTCCACCGGCACGATGACGTCATCGACGTACACAAGGGCGTTTATCATATGGTCGCCCAGCGATGGTCCGGCGTCGATGAAGACGAAGTCATACTCCGATTCTATCGGCTCCAGGAGCCTTTTCAGTACACCGTATGGGTTCTCGATCTTATGGGTGTAGATGTGTCGGCTGAACATGGCGAGCTTATCCTCTGCAGGTATCAGGTCGAGACCGTCCTTGATGGGTACGATGTACGGTTCCGCGTCCCTTTGCTGGATAGCTTCCATGATGGTGTTCCCGGAATATTTATATATGCTGTCCTGTGTCAGAATCTTGGTGGCATTGCCTTGAGAGTCGAAGTCCGCAACAAGGACCCTATATCCCGCAGCCGCGAGTATTTCTGCTACGACCACGGTGCTGCTTGTCTTTCCCACTCCGCCTTTCTGGAGGGCGAACATTATACGTTTCGGCATCTTTCTGCCTCCTATCTGTTTCTTTACTTGTCTCTATCTGTGTATTCTACAGCATATTTGCCGGGGGTTCAAGGTGATATTGTCTCAAACTGCCGCCGAGGGGTTGAAATTCTCCCCTCGCGCGGCGTTTCGGTTTGCGGGTTGGTTTCTGTGCCTCCGCTCCGCTTCGTGCGTTGTGGGGCGTTTTTGGGGGCGTTCTGCCCCGATTGACAAATGCTGGGTGTTGCTCAGGGCGATTCTCGCGCAATTATCTTTTGTTTTACGGGTGGTTACGTTGTTTAATGCATTCAAGGTACTCTTTCACAGCCGCCTTACGGTCGATGAACGGTTCTATCAGTTCATATTTCTCTTTCGGAAGTATTCGCTTGTATCCCCAATCTGTCAGGCGGTAGCAGGTTTTTTCTAAGTCCTCCATATCAGACCAATCCACATCGTTTATGTGCTGGAAGTCTTCCGCTTCCAAACGGTCTTTTTTGCGCCATGCAATGGCGAAAATAATGATAGCGTGGTTGTAGGCTGCGTTGTGTAATTTGATGAGTATAACAACCGAAACAACCAAGGCGCTGAGAATGATGGCGGTAATTATGATAATCGGTGTCATTGCTTATTTCCTTTCTGAAACCAGTTTGTTTTCATGCATCCTAAACATAGGGCGGTTTATGCCATCTCCAATCCCGCACGCGGTGGCTTTATGGGGATAGCAGCGCAGTATAGGGCTGTTCGGATAACGGTAACCGCGCCATATGAACACTTCGAGTCCTCTACGTATTTCGTAAATAGTCATCACGGCTGCCTCGCCCTTTGTGTACGACTCGCCGCGGTAGACATACTTAACGTCCTCAGCCATGGTCATTCCTTTCCGGCGCAGCTTATAAGCGCGAAGAACGTGGTGATGGTGGGCAGTATAAACCACCACAGCAGACCGCTCTTGTTAAAGAAGACCGCCGCAGCTGTTATGCAGCCCACAAAAACGATGGCGAATATAAAGTACATAACAATGAATATTGTTGATCTCATTCGGTTTTTTCTCCTTTCTCGGGGTGGAATTTCCCCCGTCCATGTTATGGTGGATTGTTGGTATCTGTCTTTCACAGTTCCTCATCTCCTCCCAGAAGCTGCTCTACCAATTTCAAGACCATTCTGGTCAGGCGGGCATTCTCCTTGCCGATGGTGGCAACAACCTGCACGTGGGAGTTTTGTGTCATTTCCAGCTGTTTGTTCTTCTCGACGAGGTTCTTCAGCTCCTCATCGAGTCTGGTCTCGGTCATGTTCAGCGCATCCAGCGTGTCCCGAAGCTCACTCTCAAGGTCATTTACCTTATCGGACAGAGCGCGGTTTTGCACCCCGAGCTCTTCATTCAAAAGTTGGCTTTCCTGCAGTTGGTCTTGAAGGTTTTTGATATCGCCCGTGAGCTTGTCGATCTCATTCTCCTTTTCGGTGATGATATCAGCCAATGCTTGCTCCAGGTCGTTGAGCTCGCCCTCTTGCTCGGGTTCGGCGGAAGGCTTTGCCTCCGTATTTTCTTTTTTGCGGTACCCGCCGGGAAGTGTGGGGTCTTCCTGGCGCAGTTTTGTCAGTTTGTTGTCGAGGACCTTATAGTCGCAGTCAAAATAAGTCATCATTTCCGTGCGGCTCCTGCCTGCTCTGACAAACTCCTTCAGCTTCTCGACTTTCTCGTTAGTCCATTCGAATTTTGCCATTTCTTCTATCTCACTTTCGTCTTGTATATCTTGATTGGTTTGCGACTCTTCCAATGGTGCCAGGTTAGCTTCCTGGCACCACCATAGCCGGCCGTGGTTTTTGGTGTATCCCTTGATGCGTGTGTCGCGCACGCTAAAGGCATACGGCTCATCCAGACGGACCGTGTACGGGCATCCCGTGTCATCTATCATCACGATGGTGCCCGTCCTTCCGTCCAGCTCGCTGTTGCCAAAATGCACGGCATGGTATACTACACGGTCGCCGATTTTATACTTGTGAGCCACCGTTCTTTCTGCCTTCCTTTGCCAGATAGCTCATATTTACCGACGTCACGCCGGGCATAATGATATTCTTGATTGCCTCTGCGACAAGCTTTTCTTGCTCATCCATTTGGACGTATATGGTTTCCAAAAGAACGAGGATTCCTCCGACAACTAATGGAATGTCACGCCCTTCAATTCGCAAAGCGTTTATAAAGTTGTTGAGTGCTAATACAACGTTCACGGTGGGGTTTAGAACAGTGGCTGGGGTTTGGCGCAAGGTGCTAAAAGTATTGTTTTTTACAATATCGTGAAGTGATTCAAAATCTTTACTAAGCTCAGCCGCCAATTTGTTAAAATCAATCTCTGCAAAGCGGTTGGCTCTGGCTTTTTCTAATTCGGTCATTTACGTTATCTCCTTGATGGTGCTCTGGTCAGAGCATTATTTGTTTCATGGTTTCGCGGAACCAGTCTCTGTCCTCGGTGTTCCCGAAGAACTCCGCCCTCATGAATACCGTGTCATAGATGGAGTTGAACCGTGCCTTGTTTCTCTCCATCTCCGGCAAAGACTGATTGCAGATAAATGTGCGGCATATCGCCGGGCGGACTTCGTAGATTAGGCACTTCCGATTCCGCTCATCTCTAAAAGGGCAAGTCAGGTCGGTGCCCGACGCCGCATTATGTCGTTGCTCTTTGATGGGATGCTTCCTCATGTAGGCTTTGATGGTCTTGACCTCTTTGGAGGAGAGAGGAAGCATCCCGCTGCAGCAACAGCCGCAGTTTGAGCATTTACCGTCGCAGGTGAAGTCCGTAGCAAAGACGGTCTGCTTACGTTCAGCCATTTAGTTCGCCTTCTTGGTAGGGCTCTTTCAGCCATGCTTCGATGCAGCCGACGCAGCCGCCGTCGACGTTGTGCTCACAGTTCTTGCCGGGAGGGCAGAACCAGTTGTATATGCTATCCGCCATGGCTTGCGGCGTCTCCGTATTTACCATACAGACCGCATTTGTGCGATTACACCCGAATTTCTCCATGATGGTTTCTGGGCTCATCTGGGAGAATACATCAAAGCGTGTTTTCGGCTCATCCTCGTCATCTATTTCCTCGGCGATCTCCTCTGCCACAGTTTCCTCGATGGCATCTTCCGGGGTTTCCTCGTCGGGCTCTTCCTGGGCAGGCTCCTCAGCTTCGTTTCGATGGTAGAGCGCGCTGGTACCGTCCATCAGCTCCCTCTCTTCATCCGACATCTCGTATCCGAGCTCGCAGAGGTGCTCATACAAATCCGACAGCTGGGGTGATTTTACATAGTTGCCCCAATAGTCATAGCAATGGTTGTTAGGTGTATCGCAGAAGCCGGCATAAGCCATGGCCAGCGCGGCAAAGTGGGGGGCATCTGTCACAGAGTCTTTGACCGATGCGTAGACTTCGTCCCACTCTGCATCCTCAAGCTCTTCCCACCGCTCCTCGGTGCCACCCATGAGCTTCCAAAACAGCTCACTGTCGAAGTCCCCGCCGTAGCAGACGTTCACACGGGCTGCAAATCGCATAATCTCAGGCACGTGCTTCTTTGCCGTGGTCTCGGTAAATGAGTCGATGAAGTCGTATCGCAGTTTGAATGCCCTCTCCAAAGCTTCTGCAAGGGCAGCGCATGTGGCTTCGCGCTTTTGCTCCTCCTCCTGTTTCTTCAGCTGCTCGGGTGTGATGGAGTTTTCGTCATCCTTGCGAGATACGATGTATGCGTATCCCCAGCGGTCGATGTAGAAGTAAAGCGTGCGACCGTCAGTAATGTACTTTTCGATCTGCTCACGGCTGGGCGTATCGCCGTAAAGACCGGCGACATAGTCGTATTTGTCTCTCTTGTTGCCCGTGTTCTCGGACACCTCAATTAGTCCGGCTTCCTTGCAGATTTTCTGCCATGCTTCCCTCTTTTTCTTTTTCTTAATCTCCTGCTCGGCAACATAGCACTTGTTGTTGAAGTTAAACGTGCCGATTTCCTTTAATGCCTCATCGCGGAGCTTGGGGTCGTCGATTTTGTCGAGGCGCTCAAAGTCCGTCATGTTGATCTGACGCCCGGACACTTCCTTGAGAGTGTCTTGGTTCAGGTCGCACAGCTTCAGACGTCGGCGTACCGTTGTGGCCGAGAAGCCTGTCTTTTCGGCGATACGCTCTGCGCTCATGCCGAAGTTGATGGACAGCTGCTTGAAGCCCTGCGCCTGCTCGTAGACCGTCAAGTCTCGACGCTGCAGGTTCTCGGTCATCATGGTCGCGATCTGGGTGGGATAGTCCATATCGACTATCACGCACGGCAGCTCTTTCAGTCCCGCCAGGTCGGAGGCGGCAAGGCGGCGGTGTCCGATGACTACGGTGTACTTGTTGGTGAAGGCGTGGGTGATGGCGTGTTGGCGGTAAGCTTCCGAATACCTTATGGCTCCGTCATCACGTCCGTCCAGCATACGGTCGTATGTGTTGGAGTCTTTGATGCACGGTACTACGGTGAGGTTCTGCATCACGCCGTTGGCTATGATGCTGTCGGTCAGCTCGGACAGGTCGCCCAAGTCTTGACGGGGGTTGTCAGGGTGCGGGAGTAAGTCTCCGATGGGGATGTACACCATGCGCTGGTGGGAGTCTGGCTGCTCGGTCATCGTGCGAAGCGCGTTGACGAGGTCAGCGGGGTTGTTGCTTGTCTTGCTCATTTTGGTTTCCTTTCTTTCTTTGTCAACAGGTTTTTGGGGTTATCCACAGACCAATCCACAGGGCGTTCTGGGAGGGGTCGTAGGTTTGGTTATTTGGGGGTATTTTTTGAGTTTTTAGAATGGGGTTAATTAGGGGAATTTTCGGTGTCTTTTGATAACGGAGGGTCGTATTTGACGGTCATTGGTATGCCGCCGAACACAGGACCGTTATCTTTCAAATTGGAGAGGATTAAATCTTTGAGCATTGCTCTTTCGAGGGGAGAGGCTATTTGATAAGCTTCTTTGATGACCGTCAGCACTTCAAGAGCAATTGCTTTAACGTTGCCCTTGATTTTATATTTTGCTTTGTCTGTCTTCTTAATCCATTTGCATTTAATCACTTGTCTTACCTATACCTTTCTTTTGATGGGGCATTATTCAATAATGAGCAATCTTCCGGAGTTGATAACGTCAATATACACTGACTCCGCGACCCATTCATCACGAATCCCGTGATTAAATATATCGGGGGCATTCAGTTCAAGATTATCAGCGGGGTTGTGCCATTCCAGAGGAGAGCCTTCTGCAAATACTTTGTTCCATTGCCCGTCTCTCCACGGTTCGGGAGCCTTTTGGGAATTGTACCAGTCGACCAGTTTTTGATAGTCGGTGCTGGCGGCGACTAATTCGCCAGCCTCTGCGTTTGCCGTCATAGGGTTCAGAATGAGCTTGTAAACTCTTACCTGGGTAATCGTTCTTGTTTCCATAGTATTTCCTTTCTTTGAGGGGAGGCGGCACAATGGCCGCCCTCTATTAATAGTCTTCGGGGAGCAGGATGGTGGTTGCGGAGCGGTCGTGCTCGGTGATGATCCAGAAGCGGGTGTCTCCGATAGTGTAGGCGGACAGAATCATGTCCCCTCCGTTCTTCACGGATTCGTCGTTTGCTTCCTTGCTGTCATCCGAGATTTCGCCCCAATCGCCCTTTGCGTGTCTTCCCATGAGCGCGATGAACATCTCAGCGAGTCCGTTTGCATCGAGTGCGTCGAGTGCCGCCTTTGCGTTTGGGGTGATGACGAGCGTTCCGAGCGGGAATTTTGTGTTTGTCATGTCTGCTTCCTCCTGATTTTGCCGCCACGATGCCGAAAATTTGCCGCGTGGCGCGTTTTATTCGGCTCGGCGTTCAACTCTGCCAAGCTTGGCTTTTTGTGCGCTTGTGGGCGATTTTTGCCTCTCTGCGCGCTTCTCTGCGGTTGCGGCGCTCCCAATACTTGTCCCAGGAGCCGTCCTCATTGGTGCGGCGGCTCTCGTCGAGCACCACCGCAAAGCCGGTAAAGAAGTCTGCGATTGCTTGGATAATCTTTTTCATGGTGGTTCCTCCTTTCTATTGTTCTGTGTTCTGTGATATAGAACGCTCTGGTGGTGTTACTTTACAGGGTAAAATGCACCAATCGGCGCTATAAACAAGAATGCTTTACGATTGTTAAATATAATTTTGTGCTCTACTTCTTGGCTTTCGATTTTCTTCTTGTATAGAATCATATCGACCGAGGTTGCTTTCCAACCGTCAAGGGTTCCGCTATAAATGACCCTATCGGGTTCAATAATATTGATTTCTTGCAAATCGTATTTTGATTGCAAGCCTTTCAAAACGTCTTTCACCTTCATACGCTTATACCTTCGCCCGTACTTTCAGTACGTCGCCCTCAAGGGATATTCCGGTCACCCTTCTATAATTGAGCCCGGAATAGTCGAGGAGCTGGTCGGCGGTGCCCGAAAAGCACTCGCGCTGGGTTTTGCTGTCAAGCACGCGGACCTTTTGGTCAGCGTGCTCGATTGTCATTGCGAGGTCGTACAGTTTCATGTTACTTTCCTTTCTTTATGTGCGCGGTTCATCCGAGGCATTCAAGCGTCTCGGCATCGAAGACCAGGTCGAGCTTTTCTTGTTCGCGGTCGTACTGGTCGAAGTCCTCAAAAGGTATCAGTTCGCTGTGCTCTGCACAGAGGGCTTGATAATTGTCGAACGTCTTCTTTCGCTCCTCAAGCGTGAGCTTTCTGTAAACTTTCATGTCAGTTTTTTACTACCTCATAATAGCATCCTCTGCCGTTAAATATGGGCGGAAGCGCATAGTCTTGAGGGTTTAAGACTCCAATTTGGAGATAATCATTGTCGGGATTATAATCAACAACAATTCCCATCGTGTCCTCTTGCGTTTCGTAGGGGGCTAACCACTCTTTTTTTGCTTGTACTATGTCACCCGCTTTAAACATGCTTTTGTTTCCTCTTTCTGTTATTTTTCTGTCTTGTTTCTGTGCGTTTGCTGTGAGTATATTATACCACTTTTCTGGTAAATTTCAAGCGGTTTTCTGAAAGTTTTCTGTTTTCTACGTTTTGTACAAAAACGGCGCGCTCATTTGTGCAAATTATCAAGAATTTGTTGAAACTCTTCCGGGCGGACGTCGTGCAGCTCCCTCAAAACGCGGGCGTATGCCTGCCTCCGACCGTACTTTTCGGCGAATAGCTCCCTCTGTGGGGCTCCATACTCGGTGTCTTTCGATTCCTCAAGCGCACGGTAGGCGTCCAGCGCCGCCTCTTTGTACATTTCAATAAGCCTCTCTTTGTGGTTCATGGTTATAACCTCCTTTGTATTGATATCATGATATCAAAAAAAGACCGGCGCTGATGTCCGGTCTTCGTGTCATTACAAAAGTCATTACATTTTTCTGTAGTAAAACGTTTCATTTATTTGAGGTATTTTTTTGAGCAGTACCCCGTCGCTCCGGTCTTCTGATCCACCACATAGAGCCATGGTGTGGAGCCGTTTTTTGTGTAGTAACCGTAGCAGGTCACCTTGCGCCCTTTCGGCAGAGTCTTGACGACGTTCTTTGTGGTACCCGCTCCTTTGCGCATATTTAACCATACCGCTTTGACGGTGTATGTCCCGGCGTAGGCTTCATTATACGACTTGGCTGGGTCCAGCTTCACGGAGGACGTCTTCTTTGTGGACGTGCTGCTTGCCTTGGTGTAGGTCACATACGGAAGCTTACCATGCTTTGTCCAGACGCGAGTGTGATATCCGTACTTGCTGCCGACGTTCCCGACGGCGGTGATCTGAACGCCGCCATCCCATTTTGGCGTACATTCCACAGCGAGTCCCTCTCCGATATAAATGCCGACGTGCCCCTTGCACCACAGCAGCTCTCCGACCTGCAGCCCGGAGAAATTCGTGCTGACGCCGCTGCATTTGGTTATCATCTGGTCGGCGGAGATGTCAGGCACCCCGTTAGAGGCATATTTTGCCCCTCCAAGGCTCTTACTGCTGTCGCCGCTCCATCCCCATAGGACAGACTTAATAAGTCCCACACAGTCAAAATAAAAGGCTTTCTTCTTGCCAGCGAGAGTCTGTGCTTTAGCTGCATATGTATCATTCTTTGGATATTGGTTGATAGCTTGCTGGATTGTTTGGGCGGTGATGGGTTTTCCGAGCCCTCCCCAGATGTAGCAGGTCTTGTATTCTTTCGCGATCTTGGTTACTTTGTCTGCAAGTTGTTGTCCTGTCATTGTCATGGTGTCTTCACTCCTGTGTTGTATTTGATAGAGATACCCCGACGACAGCACAAGGCTATCGCCGGGGTTCTTTATTCATTTTTTATTTGAGACCTATCGCTGCAATGATGAATCCGATAACAGCCGAGATGATGGCTGTGACGGCAACCTCAAGGACCTTTTCCCAACGTTTTGCGGGTTTTTCGTTCAAGGTTTTGACATCTTTTTTAATCTCCTGCACATCCGCTTGGATGTGTCCTTGCTCCTGCTTCAAGCAGGCTACGGCGGAGACGATGCTATCAAGGTTGTCTTGCCTTTTTTCCACCTCGTCCAGTCTATGGCGATTGCTACCGGAGAGCTTTTCCACCGCTGTAAGGCGATGTTCTATTTCTATATCGTCGTGCATGGTGTTCCCTCCTGTCTTCGGTATTAGAATTCGTATACGGCGCGGAGGACGACGTCTTTTCGTGCGTTGCTCTGATTGTTGAACTCATATCCAACGAGCTTATTGTCATACACATAAAGACGCTTCATGATTCGGCTTTCAGTCGTGACGTCGGCGGCGGTATCGCCGATATAGCGGGGAATATCGAAGTAGTGGGACTGTCCCGACCATGCGGTTCCGTCGGGTTTCCTCTTGTAGATTACCGAGGTAACAAAGTCCTCGTTGGCAACGGTGTTGGTGTCGGGATTGTAGTCGCTCCATACCAGCACCCAGCCGGATCGGCATTCGGACAGTTTCTTGGCCGGTGTTACGGTATGAACCGCGTTCATGTAGAAATTGCCCGTCCAAAGAGCGTCGGGATTGGCGTCATGGAGGCACTTCCAGCCAATCCATGCGTTGTCAGAGTAGTAGTTGCTGTACACGGAGCCCATGGAGCCGAACCCCAACACCCAGATGACCGTACTGTTGGTCTTGTGGACAACCAAGCGCCAAGCTTCGGTAGTCTTCGGATTGCCGGGGACGCCGGACTGAGAGTAGATAGTATAGACGCCGACGGACAGCCCCGCGATAACAGTGAGGACGTTATTGCCGCTGTTCAAGGTTACCGAGAGTTTCACGCCGCCGTTGTCCGCGGTAAACTGCATCGACTTGGCGATGTACGCTGAATCGTGGTTGTGGCCGCTGGTTGCAAAGCCGCTATGGGTATGGCTGGCGGCAGCAAAATCCGTAGAGTGCATTCCGTCCACGGTGTCAGCGTTGCCGCCGTTGGCGGGCAGGCTTGCGGGGATGGAGGGGATGGAGGGCCTGTCGGTCAGATCGTTGTAGCTGTGACCATGGCTTTCAGCAGCCGCACCGATGCTCGCGGGCGAATGGGTATGCGAAGTAGCGGCGTAGTTATGGGTATGGTCGCCTGCAGCCTTACCGTCCCACGCGGTCTTCTGGGCGGCGGTCACGTGGACGTCGCCGTTCTGGCTGTGCTCATAGGCGGTCTTGCCGCGGTCGCCACGGTATGCGGTAGCGGAGGTCTCACCGAGAGCCACGCCGCCAGCGACTTCCACATAAGTGGTTCCGCTCCAGCGGTAGCTCTTGTTGTTGCCGGTTGCGACGTAAATCTTTCCGGCCTCGCCGGTGGTGGGGAAATTCGCCACAGCCGCATACTCTACGACATCGTCCACGAAGGCGGGAAGCTGGGATGCGGGTACCTTGCCATCCACAAGGTCAGCCTTGGCTGCCAAAGCCGCAACGAGCCCGACGACCTGTGCCAGGGTGTGGTCATGGGTTGCCTCCGCCTTGGAAGCCAGGGCGGCAATCATACCGGTAATATCGGACTGAGCGTGAGTGTGCGTGGACGCCGCATAATCGTGGGTGTGCGAGACAGGAGCGGCCCCGATGGCGGCGGGAGAGTGGCTGTGATTGGCATCCGCATAGCCGGTATGCTCATGGTTTACCCCAGCATAGCCTGTGTGGGTGTGGTCGGCGTCTGCATACTCGGTGTGATTGTGGTTGACGTCCGCATAGTCGGTATGCTCATGGTTCGCCGCAGCATACCCTGCGTGGGTATGATTTGCGTCGGCGTATCCATCGTGCTCGTGGTTCGCCGCAGCATACCCTGCGTGGGTGTGGTCGGCTTCTGCCTTGCCATCCACTACGTCGGTGAGGCAGACTGCTTCCTGGTCACCGTACCAGACGGTGTTCGAGGAAATTTGGGGATCAAAGTTGGGATTAGACATATTTAGTTGTACCTCCAAAAAAAATTACACATTAAGAAAGTTTGGCGAGGAAAAAGGTGTAGGTAATGCCGTCTTGTATTCTTCCAATGATTTTTCGTGATGAAATACTAACGTAAAAATCGAGATAATCATATGTTGTTGACGAATAGTATTTACGCCATTCGCATATCTGCAGGGGTAAACGCATAGATGAATCGTAGTAAAAAACACCGAGCGATTGGTAGTATTCACTATCGTCTATCTCATCGACAACTTTCACGTATCCGGTATACCAACCGCTCCCTGTTGGCATGTACGCGTCCGTATATTCGGTCGGTATCACATTAAGCAGACCCGTGATGCCGAGGTTCTTTCGCGCCGCCTCGGCGTTGTTTGCCCCTGTGCCTCCCCCTTCAATCGGGACGGAGCCGTAAAGGTACGCGGCAGATGGTCTCATAAAGTCCACTTTCCACAGCGTGCCTGTGAACGTCATTGTGATGGGACAGGCGGCATTAAGCCACGTATCCATGGCTGCCGTCGTAGTGGCGACGCTGTTACCTGTCAGCGGTTGTCGGATGCCCTTGGCGCCCAATCCATTGACGTCCAGCGTGGGGGTTATGCTGGCCGACGTCCGAGAGAGCTGCAAGGTTATCTTCAATCCAGGATACAGTTCTGTAACGCCCGGAACGGTAGCGGTGTAAGCCACGCCATCATCCGATGTGGCGTCATAAATCATTTCCGGCTGGGATTCGATGGTCTTCTTGGCGAAGTCCGCGCCATCTACATTCCCGAGATTGACGTCTGCTTTTTTTGCCAGGTCTTTATTGAGCATGACGATGGTGACGGTGTCTGAAGGGGACACGACAAGCTCAACGGAATCTGCCTGTCCGAATTGAAAGTAGAACACCCACTCGGCAATATAGCCGGGAGATTCGGTTTCGGACGGAACTTCCGTTCCTTTGCCGCTCTCAGCTTGCGTGATGGCGTAGAGGATTTCTCCCTCGTCAGGATCGGTCGCGTAGATGCCGATTTGCATGGCGGTATATCCCTCGGTAATCCCGACATTATTCAAACGGCATGGCAGGGCGCATTTTCCCTCTTCCGGATACGTCAATTCACGAAAGGTCAAGGTCTGTCTTTCTCCGATGACCGCCGTTTGCGCCTGCAGCTCGTCGGGTGATACATACCCCGTGCCTGCCACAGCTCTGGTGATGGTGAGTTTCGTGCCGGCGATTAGTTTGGCTTGGAGCGCAAGCCCCTTTTTGGTAATCGCTCTATTTGCCCATGTATCCATTATTGATACACCTCCACTCTGTAGATATTTGCTCTGGTCAGAGCTACGGCCACTTTAATTTCATTCTCGGTGACGACTCTGTGCGCCACCTGCAGTTTGTAAATAAGGTGTGCCGGTTTTTTCTTTTCAAGGACAGCCACGACGGGCGCGATTGATGGTATCGGGTCTTGTATCTCGACTCTGAAGGTGTTGGGCGCGACGTTCTCAATGATTCGCACCTCAATACCTCCTATCGCGCTGGAGATGGCTGCCGCCAGTCTTGTTGGGTTGCAAGGACCGCGAGACATAAGCTTTGCCAGTAGCCTCGCCTGCCGTTGCTCGGTCGTCAAGCTGCTGTCCTTCGGAAGCGCATAGTGTTGCTCCCACATATCGAGCAGCAAGACCGATGTTGCCGGGTTGGTCTCCTTGTACAACGCTTCAGCGTACTGAACGACCTTGTCAAGGATGAGTCCGTTGGCTTGGAACAGCCAAAGTCCCACATAGCTGTCTCCGTAGATTGGCGACACGAAGTCTATCATTTTCTGCGCTGTTGGGCTTGTCAGAATTGCGGTGGATAGCTCAGTCCTCTGTCTCATGAGCGCCTCCTCACACGGTGCCTGCGGTCAAGAGCAAGCATTCAGCTGTAATGACCGGAAGCTTGGTGTTTGATACGGCGATATTAGATGTGCCGTATGTGATATTCCCCTCGTTGTTCACGCCGATTTGGACATTGGCATAGTCGTACACACCGTTTGTCTTGGAGAGCTCGCGCGTGATTCTGGAATAGCGAATTTCTCCGTCCTGCATGGCTTCCGGCAAGTATGCCATAAGCAACGACAAGAACGATGCGCTGACAGACTCAATGGTAGCGTCGTCTTTAAGCTCGACTGTAGCCTTGATGGCGACTGTGACGGTCTCGGGCGCAACGACGGAAAGAGACGCATTGGTCGGTGCAAGTCTCGCACTCGGATTGTCGGGCGCCATGATGTAATTGTATACATCGGCGCGCAGCTTTTCGTTGGCGGGATCGCCGTTGGCATCAAGAAGCACGATGGTCACAAGACCCGAAGTGTCCTGCGCAGGGATAACCTCCGCGGCGCCGACGCCGTTGACGCTCTCTGCCCACCGCTTATAGTCCGACGGGCTTCCTACGAATGAGTCCCCGAGTGATTGGTCGTACTCGGTGATTCGTGCCTGCAGCGACTCATCGTCCTCTTCCTCAGTGCCGCCTGTGATGACGGCTTCATTGGTCACAGACTTAATGCCCGTGAGCTTGCTGCCGACGTGGATGATGGTGTTCGCGGCGGTATTCCCTCCGATGCCCGTCTTCGTGCATTCAATGTTGACCGTGATGCTCCCTGACTCCGGAATCGTGACATCTTCCGTTGTCCGATATTCGGTCGAGGGCTCGTTATTGATGGTCGATGTGACGAACAGGCTGCCGGACGGTATGACTGCGCCTGCAGTACCTGTGATGGTTATTTCTCCGGACGCCGCAGTCGCCGCTCGACGCTTCATGGCTCGAATCTTAGCCTGGTCATCAAGATAGGTACCAAAGGCAGTCTCGGGGTTTATTAAACTTATGACATTCGGCAAGATGTACTCGCAGAGAAAGGATGCTATCAGCGCGGGTGACCGAGTCAGGTTCCATGCGTGACCTCCTTCGCTCATGTCTATGTCAGGCGGGAGAGCAGCCAAGCCTATGCTATGCATATCATCGGGGCTGCATTTTTCCAAAAATGAAGGAGTTGTAAGGTCCGCCATTTATATTCCTCCTTTGGTGATGTATGCGGTTATATCTATGGTGGCATCGTACACACCGTGAACAATGACGCGGACCTTCATAGCATCGGGAGCCGTCCACTCGATCTGGATGTCCTCGATGTAATCGGTACGCTCATAGGGGTCTGCAAGCAATGCCTCGGTTATCTGTATGATGAGGATGCTCTCGGCCTCCTCGGGTGATTCGGCGGCAAATATGAGGTCATACTCAATGCCGAAGTCTGTGCTATAAGCAGCGTGCTTATAGCGCTCCGTGTGCATACAGTTGATACACCATGACCTCCAGCTTTCAATGCCGTCGCTGTCAAGTATTTTATTGCGTCCGTCGCACTTGAATTCTCCTGCGGTTTCATCAAATGCGAGACCGTTGCGGTATCCTTTCGGCCGCTCCCTCTCGACATCCTCAAGGGTTACGACCTGTTGTTCATATCCTTCCGGGAAAAGGTTCGGCATATTGTACCTCCCTTACTCTGTCTCGGTCGTGCCGGACACGACGATTGCTACAATGATTGGCTCATAACCAATCCATGCCACAAGCACGCGGTCGCCGCCCTTGAGCTTCCGAAACACGGAAGGCATTCGATGGCTGTGAGTGTTGAGCAGGGATTCATCGGTCTTGTAGTCTTTGTGCGTGAGCCTGATGTCAACCATATAATCGTTGGGCATGATACGGTTGTTCAGTCCGTCGACAGATAGACTCATGTCATCGTTGATCTTGCCGAGTTCTAACGTCGTCGGTATATTCTTCTTCGCGGTGCTTTGCATTCGCCCTGCGAGGACGTTGCCGAGCCGCTTCATGTTGTTGCCCATCTATAACCCTCCTGTCTCGCTCACACGGGCTTGCTGTGATGCGTTTCTTTGTTCGTCGGGTGTTCGTCTCCCCCTCCGCTTTCTTCGCTCTCGTGGCGAATTTAAGGCATTGAAAGGGTCAACGTCATTTCGTTCTTTGTGGTATCCGATACTCTGTCGATATCATCCACGATGAGGTACTTATTCTTGATGTCTCCGGCATTGACGTACATCATGTCTCCCTTGCGAATCCACGGGATGTCCGGGGCTTTGAGCAAATAAGACCACTTTGGGTCGCCATCGGTCTTGATGATATACCGAGCTTCCTTTTTCGCATCATCAAGGGTCGTGTTCTCATCCCTGCGTATGATTTTTTGCAGCGTACCGTACTTCTTCGTATTTCCGCTCTCAACAGCTTCGACGGGTTCTCGGTCTTCGCTGTCAGCTGTGCCGAGTATGACAACCTTAGTGACCACGCCATTCATGGTGAATTCTGCCGAGGCGCTGATAGCGTTCGATTTCTCAAGGATTCGATAGATTGTCTTGTTATCTCCGACACGCTTGACCTTCATCACATCTTTATCGCTGATGATGGTATAATCCTTGCCGGTCTGCTTCTTGACGGGGTCGAGTATATCGGACGTCAATATATCCGACAGGCTTCCTCGGAGCGCAAGCTTGGGATGGGTAATGCTGTCGTAGGTGTACTCCAGCTTGACGCCCCAATCTTGGCATACCTTACCGACGATATCTTCCGTCGCCATGCCTGATGCGAAGAATTCCGAGGCTTCGGACTCTTGCATGTAGATTAGATGGTCATAGCCTTTAATCGTCATGCTGCGTTCTTCAAGAGCAGATTGTTTTCCACCGCCCCAGACATAGCCACGGAACACCTCGTCTCTCGTCGTGCCGTCGTTTGCGTATATGTATATGCGGTCGCAAGCTGAAATTAAATCTGACAGTTGCGATCCGCCCACCTTGACGTTGGCAATTTGGAGAGTGACGCTTTGCGCCAGTTCTTTTTTTGCCTCGGAGCGGTCTACGGAGCTGATTGCCGCAGAAACATTGTATTTCTTGGTCTCTGACACGATATACACCGTGTATAGAGGGGTTATCGCCGATGCTTTCACGATTTCACCTGCTCTCGTGCTTTATGGGATGGTGATAGTCGTTCCGGGGAATATCCACCATCCATTGTTACTGGAAGAATAGCCGCGACTTTTGGCAGTCTTCTCAATAATGACTCTGTTGGCGTTGTACAGCGCTTTCCAATACGTACCCGAGCCAAGATAACGCCGGGAAATGTCCCAGAGAGTGTCGCCGGATTTGATGGTATATACCTTAGTGCTTGTTGTGCTGCGCTTTGTTGCGGTATTGGTATTGGTATTGGAGTCTTTGACGGTCTCGGACGTTATTCCAATCGTCTTGCATTCCTTGAACGCTACTTCATAGACCAAATCGCCAAAGGCGCCGGACGGCTCAGCTGTGTATTCTGATACGAATACATCCATGTTGATGGGATACCCTGTCACGATGAGCGTGAGCTCCTCGCCGCGTTCCTTCCAACGCTCAAGCCATCTATGGTATGTTGCTATGGGTTTCCACTCTCCTCGGAGCATGGACTTGTCTGTCCGAAAGGCTCCGGGGAATTCACTCTGCCAGGAGATGGTGGCCAGCCCCACGCCTGTTGGGGCTGACACATCTCCTCTACCCATAATCGGATAATCCACGAATTTCCCGTCACCGAATTTTACGGAGATTTTTTCAGGCAGCACGGGTATCCGTATTCTCTTGCTGACATCGCTTTTTTGAAAAATGTGGATATCTACGTTCATGCCACTCCTCCTTTAACGGGTGTATTTGCAAACTGTCCGTCGAGCGCGTCGGCCAGCTCTCCAGCTACGACCTCAGCGATCTCCGCTGCTTTTGCTTTTATGGTTTCTACAATATTTTCAGCGTCACGTGCATCAATGTGGATTTCCACCTTAATGCCTCCGACTTCAATGACCACGTTCTTGCCGCCTTCGCTTTCGACCGAGCCATAACGCTGGAATCGAATTCCTTCATCGTTGCCGCCGACGATACCGCCGCGGGCGAATCCGGGAACACCCATCATCTGTCCGGCTTTTGCCCAGAGCTTCAAGCCGCGCTCGCGTCTCTGATGGCTGAGCGGGATTATCATCTCAGGGCTGCCTTCCTCGGCGACCTTGATTATTCTTGAGCCGCCTGCAACCATACCGCCGTTGGAGAAGCCATCTATCATACCGCCACGGGCGAATGCCTCAAAGGAGCTACTGCCGCCGACGATGCCGCCACGGGCTTTCTTGCCGCCGTACTTGCCGCCGGAGCCCTCCTCCAAGCCGCTCATGAAGTTATCTTTGATATTGTCGAACCAGCCTGTCACCTTATCCCAAACGGTACTTACCCATCCGGGAATTGTATCTGTGAAGAAGGTTTTAATCGGAGTCCAGATATTTTCGACGAAGCCATCAACCGCCTCGTTGAAGAGGGTCACGACAGAGTCCCAGAGATTTGAAAACCAATTAGGAACGGTCTCCGTGAAGAACGGGACGATGTGTCCGGTCCACGTTGATTCAGCCCACGCGGGTAACGTTTCCGTAAAGAACGTACCGATAGCAGCCCAGAAGTTGTCCCATACTGTC